CGCAGGAGGAGCCGCCGGAAGCGCTGAAAGGCTATGTCGATAAAATCTTATCGGCGGCAGATCGAGCGGAAAATGCGGCAAAAACCGCCATCAATCCCCCGATCATCGGCGAAAACGGCAACTGGTTTCTTTTCGACTTTGAAAAAGGGGAATACACGGACAGCGGATTTCCGTCCGTAGGAATCGGCCCGAAAGGCGACAAAGGCGATAAAGGCGACCAGGGAGACAACGGATACACGCCCGTTAAAGGCACGGACTATTTCACGACCGATGAAAAAGACGAGCTGGTCGATGAAGTACTCGGACGCATGGATGTCGTGGAAGACAGCGGATGGGTAACAATGCAGCTGGTGAACGCCATAGCGCAAGAGACTCCGAAGTACAGAAAAATCGGGAACAGAGTCAATATAGCGGGCTCCTTCAAGCTCACAAGCGAGCTTGGGACTTCTGCTACAAGAACGATTTACACTCTTCCTGAAGGATTCCACCCGTCTTATACGGTCCGCGTACCGATCAACGTGGGAACAGGGCATGCGGCGATACAGGTGTACACCAACGGATCAATCATCGTATATAATCTATATACCGAAAAGATCACGACTTCTCCGCAGCTTTTTATCTGTCTGGACTTTCTGACAGACTGAGAGAGGAGGAAAGTATGAGTATAAAAGTACCGATATCCTCTTTCCTTTCGGAGCTGCGCGCAGCATATCAGCGGAAAGACGGCTATATCATGGGTGCAACCGGGCAGGAACCGAAGAAATGGGCGACGGATTCATATTGGTTTACGCAGTACAACGCAAAAAAAGATCAGAAAGCCAAAGCGCTTTACTGGCGCGAAAACGCCGCTCGCGTGTGGGACTGCCAAGGTCTTCCGGAAGGAATCTACAAAGATTTTACCGGAAAAGATGTAAACACAAAAGCCAGATACAACTACTCCTCGTGGTGCGATCCAAAAGGCACGGGTATGATTCCTAAGGGAATGCGAGTGCCGGGAGCGGCGGTATTCTGGGGAAAAACGGCCGATACCATCGTGCACGTCGCATTTCTCGATGCACCCGTGGATCCCGAGAAGCCAGAAGGCGACTGGTTTATGATCGAGGCGCGCGGCGTTCTCTACGGTGTCGTACGCACGCGCCTTCTGAGCCGCTCTCCTGCATTCTGGGGCCTCATGACCAAATACTTCGATTACGGAAACGACGCAGCGGAGATCGTATTATCGCGCGGAATGATGGATTCCGAAGCGGTCAAGCAGATGCAGAAGGATATGATCGAGCTCGGCTATTCTCTCGGCGCCTACGGAGCGGATGGCGACTTCGGCGAAGCCACAGAAAAAGCCCTGAAAGCCTTCCAGCACGATCACGATCTTTCCGAGACCGGCGTCTACGATGCGAAAACCCGGGAAAAGCTTTCCGCGCTTCTCGCCGTACCAAAGATCACGCCGCCGGAATCGAATGCGCTCACGGTCAAGGGCGGGACGTGGAACATAAGAACCGGACCCGGCACGGGTTATCCGACTGCGGAGGTCGTTAAAGGCGGCGACAAGCTCACGCCCATCGACATAGGCACATGGCAGCCGATCCTTAAAAACGGTCAAATTCTTTACATCAGCAAAAATGCAATAAAGGAGAATGGACAATGAAAAACTGGATTCTTACCGTGTGCGGAGCTGTCGGCTCCGCAGTCGCCGCAGCCTTCGGCGGCTGGACGGCAGCGCTCACGACACTTGTGATCTTCATGGGCGTTGATTACCTCACCGGCTTCATAGTTGCCGGAGTATTTCATGCGTCGCCCAAGAGCGAAACGGGCGCGCTCGAATCACGCGCAGGATTTAAAGGTCTCTGCAGAAAAGGCCTGATCCTCGTCCTCGTCCTGATCAGCCACCGCCTCGACATGATCTTCGGCGGCAATTACATCAAAGACGGCGTCTGCATTGCTTTTATCGCCAATGAGCTCATATCGATTGTTGAAAACGCCGGTCTCATGGGCGTGCCCATCCCGAAGATCATCACAAAAGCAATTGACATGCTGCATAAGCAATCAGAGCCGGGAGAAGAAAAAGAAAAATCCGAACCCGAAGAAGACGAAGACGCCGAAATCTAAGCGGCGGAAAGGGGGAGTGCAGCGCAACAAAAGCATACTTTTCGGATCTCGACGCAAAAGGCGTCGAAAACCTGATCGAACGCGCATGTCTGAACGAAACGGATCGAAAAATCGCAAGAATGCGAATCATTCATCAGATGGAACTTGTGGACATAGGGGTCGTAGAAGATATTTCTCTTTCAAGATCTGCAGTCGGCAAAAGATTGCACAGGATCATTCTGCCGGAACTTTCCCGGATTCGCACCATTTGTCCCGCACATGTCCCCTAATATTCCCCGCGAAAATCCTATAACACATAAAATAAGCACGTAATCAAGCGTTACGTGCTTATTTTTTTATGGAGGTGGCAGCATGAACACTTATCAGTCCTCATTCCAGCAGCCTTACAGATTCCAAGGGAATTTCCAGCCGGCGTATCAGCAGCCGGTATACGCACAGCCGCAGACTTTTGCACCATCGCCGCAGCCTTACCAGCAAGACGGCACGATTCCTGCGCGTTTCGTATCCAGCAGGGAAGAAGTCGTGGTCTCAAACGTTTTTCCGGGTCTTCCTTACGTATTCTACGACCGCGCACACAGCGTGGTCTACGTAAAAGCCATAGACCCAGTCACAGGCGCGGCGGAGTTGCGAACATTCCCGGAGGAAACGCAGAGCGCGCCGGAAACAAAGCAAACGCCGGCATATGTAACACTGGAAGCATTCAGCGCATATCGGGCGCAGATCGAAAAACAGCTTGCAGCGATAAAATCTACGGAAAGAAAGGATGTGGATCTGAATGTTTGATCCTCGGCAAATCATGCAGGCGCTTATAAAAAGCGCAAATCCGAGCCAAATGCTCATGCAGATGGCGCAGCAGCATCCTGCGATCCGGCAAGCAATGAACGCTGTCAACGGGAAAACGCCGGATCAGATCCGCGAAATGGCCTATTCCATCGCGAACCAGCGAGGGATAAACCTCGATACATTTCTTCGCGAGCTCGGCGTAAAAGCGCCGGATAAATAAGCTATCAAGGCGGCAGGGCCCGCCGCTTCGATAAATAAATAACAGGAGGTTTTTACATGGAAAACGATCTTCTCTCCGGATATCTTATGGGTCAGAGTGAAAACAACAACAATGGTGACCTTTTCGGCGGCGGTGGTTGGGGCGGCCTGCTCGGCCTGATTGTCGTGGCCAGTCTCTTCGGCGGCGGTCTCGGTGGTTGGGGCGGCTTCGGAGGCGGCGGTGCAGGTCTTCAGGGCATCGCTACCCGTGCTGATATCAACTCCGGCTTCCAGTTCAACGATTTGCAGAACGGCATTCGCGGCATCGAGCGCGGCCTGTGTGACGGTTTTTACAGCGTCCAGAACGGCCTGAACACCATCGGTCACCAGATCTCAGATTGCTGCTGCGCGACCCAGAGAGCGATCGACAGCGTGAACTTCAACATCTTGACGCAGACGAATGCACTCCAGAATACGATATGCAGCAACACCCGCGACATCATCGATGTGCAGAACGCCGGTACGCGCGCGATCCTCGACTTCCTCACGCAGGACAAGATCGCTACGCTCACAGCCGAAAACCAGTCTCTCAAATTCGCCGCATCGCAGTCGGTGCAGAACGCGTTTATCACGGCGAATCAGGAGGCGCAGACGGCAGAGCTCATCCGCCGTCTCGGCCGTGACTGCCCGGTTCCCGCGTATGTCGTGCCGAACCCTAACTGCTGCTACGGAAACCCCGTAGGCGTCGGATATAACGGATCCTGCGGCTGCGCAAACGGTTATACGCAGTAATATCAGAAAAAATGAGCGGGGCGGCGAAAGCCGCCCTCACTTGAAAGGAGTGATTGAATGAACTGCTTCAAAATCCTGCGAATCGATCCGAGAAGCGTGGCGGCAACTGCGATCACATTTGCGGCAGAGACGCTCACAATCAACATCCCGCAGAAAACATACAACACGGGCGGAGTCTACTTTTTAAGGCTCACGGACCCGATTCCGGAAGAAACCACAATAAACGCACCTGTCGTGATCACGATCGGTGCCGGCACAGAAACATACCCGCTTTTGTCGAAGAGCGGAGGTCAGGTCACCGCCGCAAGTCTCAGGAGCGGATACAGCTATCCGGTCAAGGTTGTGTCAAACGGCACAGGAGCGTTCAAGGTTCTCGACTGGCTCTGGTGTGCGCCCGCAAACGCAGTCACAAGCGTAGACGGCACAGCAGACGCTTAAAGGAGGTGAATATAATATGTCAGTCAAACCGGCAATCAGAGCCATGCTCATGCAGAGAGCCGGCAGGAATGAGCCGAGCGAATACGCCGCAAACGACGGCCGCCGCATGATTGGCTACGAACGCGATCCGCGCCGCGAGCGAATGCGTGCCGACAGCACAGACCGCTCTTATCCGCGCAACGACTACGCAGGTCACATGCCGCCTGCAAACGGATACGGGTATCCGCCCGAAATGAGAATTCCGGTCTATCCGATTTCGCCCGACATGCGCGGCGGCAATGCCTACGGAGACATCTATGCCCACGGCTCAATCTACGCGCCGGGCGCGATAAATAAGCCCGCAGAGTATCGCTCATCCGACCGAGACACTCATGAGCCGATCACAGAGCACAAGGCGCGCAAATGGGTGGATCACATGACAACCGGCGAACATTACAAACCGGAAGTAACAGAGCAGCACAGAGCGGTCTTATGCCCGGACTGCGAAAAATGGGAATACTTCGTAGCCATGAACGCGATGTATGCAGATTTCAACAAAACAGCGAAAGA